GCAACAATGAAAGTATATTCTCTTATCTTTTAAAAGGTGGTAGGCAGGATGGGTATTCATTATATAAAAATGTTGCCCCAATTGGTCATGCCGTTGATATGATTGCGGAAAAAGTATCGCAATTGCAACCAGTTATTGTTGATCGAAATGGAGTTGTTGTGAATGAAGGTGGTGATATATACGAAATATTAAGAAAACCAAACTCTGTGCAACGATACGCAGAGTTTATGATGCAAATAGCAACAGATTTCTTGATATACAACAACGCCTACGTCCATTTGTCGAATAATACAAACTATAAATCCAAGTACATAACGCCAGTATGTGATAGATCAGTTACAATCACAGAGACAGAGGGGGTTCGGAATTACACAGTAAATAACACAGGGTTTTATTCATCAATCAATGGCATGTATTTACAAAGACACAATGAAAACGATGGGCGAATTGTTGGGGCTAACGGATTAGGGGAATTAATTCACATAAAGGGTTATTTAGGGCAAAATGAAACAAAAGCAACGTCAAAGCTAATAGCCCTAGCCCAAGATGCTCAAATTGTTGAAAAATCCCTATTACAAGTCGCTGCTTATTTGGATAGAGGGTATTCTGGGGCTGGTATTATTCAAACGCACTTTAATAATACAGCAGAATTTGAAATGTTTAAAAAGGATTTAAGTAATTACTATGCAGGCGCACAAAATGAGGGGCGCATGATGGCGATAAACTCTAAGGACGTGGCCTTTCACATGCATAGCAATCGAAGTAATAGGGATATGCAGGCCAACGAGAATAAAGAGCAATCTAAAATGGCAATTTATCAACGATACGATATCCCAGAGCCGTTGGTAAACTCAGGCTCACAAACTTACAATAACTACCAAACAGCCCTATATGCTTTGTACGAAAACGCAGTATTCCCAACATTTAACGCAATTTTTGACGGAATATCCGAATCGTTTATAAGCAGAGGGCTTTTAAAAAAAGAACACCGAATTGTATGTGACGCTTCAAAAGTTTCTGCAATGAAACTAAGAGAAGCCGAGGAAGTCCGTATGCTTAAACTAGCAAACGTCCTTACTGTAAACGAAATGAGAAGTAGATTAGGGTACCAGCCATTGCCAGATCATGGGGATGAGGTGTACCGACCTATGTCAGAAATACCAATCAGCCAAGACCCCTACCAAGACCAAGGCGCAAAAAGCCAATGGGTAGATCAAATAAAGTCTTTAAGTGGTGAATATTCGGAAGACTACCTAAACAATTTATGGAATGACTACATCGGAAAAAAATAAAAGAGCAAAGCGAAACTTAACGCTTAAACTTGCACTAGAAAAAACATTAAACCGTGATCTAGTGTCGTATTTTAACGAGATCAAAACAGATGTGGTATCGTTCTATACTGCTACTGGGCTGTTAATTAACGCAGATATATATCAAAAACAAACAGAAACGCTGCTTGAAAGGCACTATAAGCGTGTTATACGCAATTTTATCAATGAGGGCAAGTATTCGTATAGAAAAAGTTTAGAAGCTAAAGGAATTGAGTATAAACAGGAGCAAGAGGAGGAAGACGAAAAGATTAAGGCTACGTCTGTATTAATTGCGTTGGCGTTTGTTGAAAGCATTATTCAGCGAAGGGCATTGCAATTAATAGAAACCACAAATGATAACATTAAAGATACTGCTGCCAAAGCAACAAAAAAGGCCAAGGAATCTGGAACTAAGGTTCGTGATGAAATAAATAAAGGCTTGGATAAAGCTTTTAAGTCAAGGTATGCCATGATAGCATTAACAGAAACCCAGTTTATGGCTGAACGTTCTAAAAATATTGAAGCAGCGGTAATATCTAGGAATGGGGACGTTGACCCTAGCAGTATTAATGATGGCGTTGTTACTGGGAATCCTGATGTCAAGAAAGAATGGGCGGCTATCTTAGATGATCGAACACGAGGGGGGCATGCAATGGCTGATGGGCAAACACAAAATATGAATGATCCGTATATTGTCAATGGTGAATATTTGATGTATCCCAGCGATACAAGCATGGGGGCATCGCTTGGAAATATTATAAATTGTCGGTGTAGTAGTCTATATGGTGTATAATGGAGTGAAAATGGAAAATAAAAACTTAGAATATAAAAATCTGTCGTTTGAAATAAAAGAGTTTAACAATGATGACCCCGATTATTTTTATTTTGAAGGGTACGGATCAACATTTGGGAATATCGACCGTGGGAATGATGTTGTCGTAAAAGGGGCTTTTGTTGAAAGCTTAAAGGGGCAAATGCCTAAGTTGTTGTGGCAACATAAAATGGATATGCCTATAGGTGTATTTGTTGATGCGTATGAGGACGAGAAAGGACTTTACGTTAAAGGGAAGATGCCAAGGGATGATAAATTTGTTTCTGATCGTATTATCCCCCAAATGAAAATAGGGTCTATCAATGATATGTCTATTGGTTTTTCAATTAAAGATGCTGATTATGAAAAATACAACGGGGCTAATGTTCGAATGATTAAGTCTGTTGATTTGTATGAGGTATCATTGGTTACTATACCCATGAACCCAGAAGCAGCTATTACAAGTAAAGCATTTACCCCATTTCAAGACAACTTGCCTATTTATGAAAAAGAATATGCCTGGGTACCGTCTGAAGCATTGGAACGTGTCCAAAAAGAATTGCCAGTAGACCAACAAAAAACAGCGTTCTTATTCTATGACGAGAAAAAACAAGAAGGGGCGTACCAGATTGCTGATGTTGTTGACGGTGAGTTACAAATAATCCCTAAAGCGTTGTTTTTAGCTAGTGCAGCAATTAAAGGGCGTAAGTCAGTGGATGGTATTGATGACATTAGCATGGCTGTGGAGTCAATTAATAAATATTATGACAAGATTGATGGCGTTGATAGCCCCTTGCAAAAAAACATGGTTCAACAGTTTGAACAATTTGGGCATATCAAGGATGCATCTGACTTTTTAAAAGCCTACGGATTAAGCAACCAAGAAGCAACTGCGTTTTTAGCCTGTGTTAAAAAAATTCAAGACAAAAAAGATATTGCCGACAAAATTATTGATGCTGAAAAGAAAGCAGCTGAGGCTTTGTTGTCAGAAATAAAATCGAGTTTACAAAATATACAAGCAAAACTGTGATATATTAAATATCATAGATTTGTCAACACTCGAAATGAGTTATCTATCGCAATGAATAGAGCATAATCAATTTATTTATTGTTTTATTAGATAATTACAGGAGTGTAAAAAAATGAGTGTAGAAGTAAAAACTACCGAACAAGGAGCTAATGCTGAGTTAGGTGCAGTATTAGAAGGGTTGAAAAGTATTGAAGGTGCTACTGGTGAGCAAAAGTCTAAAATTGAAGCAATTCAAAAAGATATTGACGCTTACGAAGAAAAAAACAAAGAGTTGACGTTAAAATCTGTTGAAGCAGCTAACGAGTTGAAAGCAGCCCAGGAGCGTTTAGAAACTTTGGAGCTTGCTATTGCTCAAAAATCTGTTGAAGCCCCAAAAAACTACAAAGAGTCTCTCGAATATAAGGCTTTCAATGCTTTGGTTAAATCTTGGGATGTAGCTGCTTTGTCAGAAGCTGAGCAAAAAGCATTGCGAACCGATGTTGGTGCAAACGGTGGGTACCTGGTTCCTGAGGTTTTGTCAACTGAAATTATTCGACAAATTGAGGAAATTTCAGATGTTCGCCGATTAGCCCGTGTTCAATCTGTTGCTGGCGTTAAAACGCTAAATGTGCCAGTACGAACTGGAATTCCATCTGCTTTATTTGAAGGTGAGTTTGAAGAAGGTGGGGACAGCCAATCTGCATACGGGTCAGAAGCGTTGACCGCTCACGCCTTGCAAGTAACTACTCCTGTTACCCGTGACCAGCTTAACTTTGCTGGTTTTGATATGGCTAATGAAATTCAACGTGACGCTGTACTAGCATTTGCTCAAGCTGAAGGCCGAAGCTTTTTAACAGGTACAGGCGTTAAAGCCCCAGAGGGTGTTTTGGTAAATTCTTCCGTTCCTTCGTTTGACACTGCCACTGCTGGTGAAATTTCATTTACTGATGTTGTTTTGCTTTCAGCTAGAGTAAAGTCTGGTTTTAATCCAGTTTATTTCTTAAGCCGTGAAACATTGGCGTACCTAAAAACTGAGCGTGAAGGGACTGACAATGGTTACTTGTGGAAAGCTGGTATGGGTGATGCCCCTAACACTATCAATGAGTTCCCTTATGTCATCATGCAAGACATGGACAAACTAACTGGGCTAACTGGCCAAACTGCTGGCGATATTGTTGTTGGTTTTGGTGACTTTTTCTCAGGATACAATATTCTTGACAGTGTAGACCTTGAACTTGTTCAAGACCCTTACCGATTAAAGAAGCAGCGTGTTATTGAATACACTTGGTTTCGATACCTAACTGGTAAAGTTGTATTGCCAGAAGCCTTTGCATTGCTAAAAATCAAAGCTTAATAGAATTATTGTTATACCCCACGTTTGATCGTGGGGTAATCTAGGAGAATTAAAAAATGGATTATGATTTAAAGAGTTCAATTTCAACCGATGTTGGTCTAAACTTTGGTTCTATTGCTACAAACACCACAACTGTTGGCAATATTATTGATTCAGCTGGGTTTGCATCATTGGTTTTCAGCTTGGTTACTGGAACAGTAAGTGACGGTGATTACACCCTTGTTATCGAGCATGGTGATGATTCTGCCTTGTCTGACGCAGCTACTGTTGCATCTACAGACCTTATCGGTGGATTGCCATCATTTACTGCTGACACTGACGACAACTTGTCTAAAGATGTTGGTTATGTAGGAAAGAAACGATATGTTCGAGCTAGTATCGTGTCAGCTAATACTGTTAGTGGTGCTTTTATTGGTGTGGTTGCTATCAAAGGCCATGCTGTAACCAAGCCTACTGCTTAATAACATTAAGTGTTATAATAGAGGGGAATATAATCGGTGGCTGTAAAAAGCCACCATTTTATTATTAGGAGTAAATTAACGATGAAAGTAAAAATTCTAGAAGACTGCAAATTTAATGTTAATGGTGAAAACATAGCATTTACAAAAGGGGCAATTATTAATTCGTCTCAAAAACTAACTAGCATTGGGCAAGCAATGTTTATGCTTGGGTATGCCGAGATCATAGAAGAAGACAAGCCAACAAAAAAAACATTGGTAAAAGAAAACAAGGCTGTAAAATCAAAGGACTTAGAAACAAAAGTTGAAAAGGTAAAAAAGGTCGTTAAAAAGGCAATTAAAAAATGACTATAGAATACAAGCGGATTGGTAAGGTTGAGAAAAATATAATATCACTAGATCAAGTCAAGGATTTTATACGATTATCTGGCGATGACGAAAACTCAATGATCCAATTATTTATTGATGCAGCGGTAAAGCAAGCCGAGGGCATCATGAATAGGGATTTACTAACAACTACCTATGAATGCTACAGACCATCGTTTAATGGCGACTTAACTTTACGCCGTGCGCCTTATCAATCCCTTGTATCTATTGAATATTTAAAAGATAGCACATACACAACACTTCCATCATCTGAATACAAGCTATCAGAAGGGGGTATTTATGGCATTATTGAGCAAATTGAAATACCTACTGTAGATGATGATGTAAAGGGGGTTAAAATCACGTTTAAATCTGGCTATGGAGATAACGTATCGGATGTCCCTGCAGATATTACTATGGCGTTGTTGCAAACCGTTCATCATTGGTATGATAACCGTGGAATATGTGGTTGTCCTGATGTGGTTAATGATATTTATGATCGATACAAAGTAATTGATATATCCTATGACTTGTAAGTCTAACATCCCAGTTAAGAGCCTAAATCAAAAAGCTACTGTGCAAACACGGGCAATGGTTGGCTCTCATTTTGGGGTGACAGATTTAACTGAACAATTTATTGATCTAAGTGTTTTGTGGGGCAAGTTTGAAACGGATGAGAAAGGTTATCGGTCATTTGGCGGTGCTGGGGTATCAGAATCTATCACGCATGTATTTACCACACGATATACAAGCGTTGTTACAGTTACGGATCAAGAATGGCTGTTGTATAATGGAGTTCGCTATAAAGTAGACAGGATAGAAAATATTAACGAGGAAAAGAAGTTCTTGCGTTTATATTTAATCAAGCAGGGGAGTTCAGAGTTACTGGCTAACGATGGCTAGTATCAAATTAGATCGAAAAAGCAAAAGGGTGGTGTTTGAAATTAAGCAAATGCCAAAAAAAACCAGACGTGCAATGCGTAATGCTTTATATTTGTCAGGGAAATTATTGCGTAAAAGTGCGAGTGACTCTATTTTGAAAAAGAAATCTGGGCGAGTATATAGGTACAAAGGGCGAAGGATTAAAGCTAGTCAAGATGGTGAATCATGGGCGAATAGAAGCGGTACAGCACGAAGGGGGTTGTCGTTTAGGGTTCAAGGCCAGAGCCGGCTATATTTTGAAAACAGCGTTGATTACGTCCAGTATTTAGAAGACCCAAAATCTTTAAATCGTCCGGCAATGTGGCTGGCAATAGAAAGTAATGTTGGTAAAATTGAACGATATATTGAACAAGAAATTGATAGGGTGCTTGGTGTTTAATAAGCACGTTCTATTTTCCCTGTTTTTGTTTTTAATACTGCTTTTTGGATGCACAAGATTTGTTGGTATATTTTTTTCTGTAATACTTTCTATTTTGATTAATTTTTATGATATTATGGCGATTTTGGCTTTAGTCTATTTAGTATTTAGTGTATTTTTCAAAAAAGGGAAACGGTCTGGTAATTGCAATTATTATATGTTTGACTAATTGTTATTGACAATATATAATAGATGTAGTTTGATTATTTAAAATAGGAGTTACCTATGGATTTGTGTGATATTTCTATTCTTATTTCTTTAACAGCGATATTTATATCACTTATACCGTTTTTGATAGATCTTTGTGAGGACTATGGCTTGCCAGATTGGAGGATTTTTGAGGCCGCTGAGGAAAGAGAGGCACGAGAAAAAAAAGAAAAAGAGAAAAGAGTTTTGGAAGAATTAATAAAAAAATACAACGTGCCAACAGATATTCAAAAAAATTTAGGTGCTGTTACCGATAAGTATTTTTTAATTAAGAGGTTCTTCAATCCGTTTGAATATTGTCATTATTACTGGATTTATAGTCGTCAACCTGATGGTCGATTAGGCGAAAAAAAGGGGGGATTAACATTCTTTGAGACAAGGGAAATATCATTCCTGGAGTCAAGGGAGTTTCCACTTATTTTTTGTGGATCGGATGTGTTAAATAAAATGTGCGATGAAGAAATTCAACGTGCTGAGTCGTTAAGAATAGCAAAGAATATGCAAGATAAATTTGGAGTATGAAATTATGAGTTGCGGAAAAGAAAGAAGCCTTTTTGAAATACAAAAAGATATAGAAAGCATTAAGGGGAATAACCCAGAAAAAACGCTAGAAGTTTCGCAATCGGTTCTTAAACGATTAGATATTATTGCAGAGTCTATATTTTTGCCGGATTATATGCTGGATGAATCTGGATTTTTTACAGAATTACACAAAGATATTACATATTTATTTTTAATTAAGTATATTGATGACAGCCCTTGCTTTATGCGAGATAATAGCATTTGGAAAAGTTTAAGGATTTTTCATGCGAAGCGGATGCTATTTGTGGCTAATTGGTTTGTTAGAGAGCATGTTCGTTCTACTGATAGGGATTTTAAAAATGGAGTGTCAGCATCAAATTTGGAATCTAAATTAGAGGTGATGGAACACCTTTATAAAAAACGTGTTGGGAAAATTAAACAGAAGGTTGATGCGAAAGCACTTATTCAACTGGCAAAAAATGGCGGTGACATTGCGGGCTTTCTTGGCATACATGGGAGTGAATTAAGATGCCCTTATGATCTTAATGAGTTAATTCAAAGACAAAAAAACGAAGGGTTTGTTAAATATTGCATTGACGCTGGCCTTAGTTTTATGGAAAATGAGTTAAAGCCATTTTTAGGCGAGGTTAAAGACTGGCATGATATGATTGAAAGCCCTGCTTACGGAAGCAATGGTGTTTGTATAACAAAATACGATATTTTGTATAAAGAATATTTTATTCAAAAATGTTTAGAAATTGTTCGAGGGTTGGATTGGGGTCGTTTTGAAGACTGTCCCGATTTAAAATTTGGAATGAGTGATATGCCTGATAATCCATACCCTTCACTCCCTAAATTGAGAGACCCTGATTTGGGATGGGTGAATAATTGTTATTAACATTATATAATAATTATAGTTTGATTGTTTAACACAAGGAGTTAATTATGACTAAACAAGAAATATATTACGACAAAGAAAAAACACGGCCAGTAACTGATTTAGAAGTCGATGAATACGGCTATGCTATTATCCGTGATGGCTGTTGTTATGTTTTTGGCGTGTCAAAAGTTAAAGTGTACGGAGAGGCACGTGTTTATGCATACAACAATGCAACGGTTTGGGCGTACAACCATTCGTTTGTTTGGGCGTTCCAAGATGCAAGGGTTGAGGCATTCCAAAATGCAAGGGTTGAGGCGTCCGGAAAGGTTGAAGTTATTGCGTGTGGCAAGGCGAGTGTTTGGGCAAGAGGCTATACGAGGGTTTGGGCGTTTGACGAAGCGTTTGTTCATGAGTACGACCGTTCTAAAGTTTATGTAGAAAGTTCATCAGTGAGATATATATATCTATCGCCCGATGGCTATAGAGCAAGTAATTTTTGATTGCTTAACACAAGGAGTAAAAAATGTATGCTTATTTCTATATTGATAAAGATGATAATTTGGTAGAATGTGATCGTGATACTTATAAAGAGTGGGAATTTTGGCTTGAAAAAAAATGGGATGATATTAGCTTTTTTTATATAAAGGACAGGAAGGTTTGTGTTGAATGTCCTAATGATGAGTTATATGACCGTTTGGAAGATAAGTATGATGATGGGATTGTTGTGATGGATTCTGGATTTTCAGTAAAAGACAAAGATTACACTATGTTTACTACTCTATGTGGCTCTCGTTGTATTGAAGATGGTGATGACAGCCACAGGGGATTTTATGATTATTACCCCGATGATTATTACCCCGTTTTTTCAACATATGTTGTATGTCGTTCTAATGGGTATTATGCTGGGGAGTTATTCAAACTCACAGATTGCCCAAATTATGGACTAGAAAAGGCAATAAAGTATCACGAGTCTATTATTTTGGATATTGTTTCTGGGAAGGATTTGAAATACATATCATAACGCTGTTACAATGTAGTATTATATAGGCATGAACCTAAGTGAATTAGTCACTCATGTACAAAGCATACTGCCTTTATACAACAGCAATCTTAGCGTATCCAAACCAATAACAGATTTAACAAAGTCTGGCAATGATGTTACGGTTTCGTGTATACAACACGGATTATCAGTTGGTGACAATTTGTTGCTATCTGGAATAAAAACAGATATTGAAATAACAGATATAACAACCGTAAATGGTGTTGCTACAGCCACTTGCGCTACAGATCACGACTTGTCATACCCATACATAAACAAAGTCAATATATCGTCAACTGAGGGTGCGTACAATGGTGATAAAACAATAACAAGTGTCCCAAGTTCAACTACATTTACATTTAATGTCACAGGAACGCCAGCACAATCGACAGGAACGCTACACACCTTTCATTCTGTTGGTTTTAATGGTTGGCACAAGGTTAGCACAGTTTTAGATGCAAACAAATTTCAGTTAGTGCTTAATAATGACCGATTAACGGCTGGATCTGGTTCTGATATGAAACTTGTGACAGGTTTGCAAATATCGTCAGTGGCAACGCTTGATCGTGCTATAAAGCTATATACAGATAAGCAAATTAACACCCCTTTTTTATTTATAGTCCCAGAAGGTTCAGACGCATCCGCAGACCGAAATACGCAGAATGATGCTAATAGTGAAACAACGTCAACAGAGCAATTCTATTTAAAACTTATTAACAATTTTTCGTTTTATCTATTTATTCCAACAGTCAATGAGTTGACAGGCAGTAAAGCAATAGATTTGGCTTTTAATGTTTTGCCTTCATTGTATAAAACTGTAGCAGGGTACAGACCAAGCACGTTTTTTGCGAATACAAGCAACACGTTAATGGTTCCATTAGGTCACGGCGTAATTAGCTATAATGATGCATATCTTGTTTATTCATACAGCTTTGAAACAACTGAAACGATATTAAGTACACAAACGGCGAATTATGTTCAGGATACAAGCCAGTTTATGTATAATTCTGGGGATATATACACAAATACTGAAACTGTAGCATTTAGGAGTTTTGAGAATGTATTTCAAAATAATGATTGCGAAAATGTAAAAGATAATAATTTTAATTTGTTGTGATATAATCGATTATATGAAATTAAAATTAAACAGAAATCTAGCATTATATGAAGCAGGTGATATTGTAGAGGTTGAAGCGGTAGATGGTGTGCCAGTTAATAGCTACTGGCGAAAACGATTAAAAGATTCTCAATTTGATAATTGTGTAGAAATAATTGAAGAAAAAAAAGTTGTTCGTAAGAAAATTGCAAAAGATGAAAAAAGTGAGGTATTAAATGACAGTCAGTAACCCTATTATTAATATAACTAAGGCACCAGCCGAGCAGTCAATTAGCAATGCACCACAAAAGGTGTTGATTGTTGGCCAGCAAACAGGATCAGTTTATACAAGCGGTTCTTTAGTTGAGAATATTGGCAACGCTAATGTTGAAATTGGCAATTTTGGCAAAGGTTCTCAAATTGCTGAAATGGTTAAAGCGTTTAAGTCAGTAAACCAAGTTACTCGATTAGATGCTATTGCGCTAGATGATAATGGATCAGGTGTTCAGGCTACTGGTTCTGTTGCTTTTTCTGGTACTGCCACAGAGTCTGGGGTATTGGTTGTTTCTATCGGTTCGAGAATTAACCATAGATACAGTGTATCTATTGCATCTGGCGACACTGCAACACAAATTGGTGATGCATTAGTTGCTTTGATTAACGCTGATGCACATAAAATTGTTTCAGCATCTAATACAACTGGGACTGTAACGCTAACAGCCAACAATGCTGGCACATACGGCAATGGGATTGGTTTAGAGGTAAAGGGAATTGTTGGTGGGGTTACGCCAAGCGTCACAGCTATGACAGGCGGTGCGACTGACCCAGTATTGACTGGACTGTTTGATGTAATTGGTGAAACACGATACCAAACTATTATTTTCCCTGGAAACTACGACGTAACAGTTGTTGCGGATTCTCATACAAGCACAACTTCATTGTTAGACCCACGTTGGAATGAAGCCAATGCAATACTTGATGGTGTTTGTGTAATATCTAAAACAGATACATTGGCTAACCTAAAAACATTTTTAAATGCTAGAAATTCACAATCATTGGTTGTCAATGCTCAGGGTATTGTAAATGATACTTTGTATAAAGGTTCATCTATATTTGAATTAGATGATGTGATTGCATCACAAATTGGGGCTGTTAGGGCGTTAAGGCTTACAGATGGTGCGAATATAGCACAGTTTGTTATTGCTTCAAATTTAGACGCAAGAGGTGGCACTCACACAGCATCGCTGCCTTACATGAACACGCCTTTAACATTGCCAGTTCTTGATACTGGTAAAGGGTGGGCTAAGTCTGAGCAATCTGAAATTAATGTTGCTGGTGGATTTGTTGTTGGGAATAACATCGCTGGAAGTGGAGTTGTTCTTGGACAGGTATACACAACCTACAAAACTGACGCTGCTGGCAATGTAGATAAAACATACCAATTCTTAAACAACGTAGATGTGACATCTGCTGGTGCTGAGTTTATTTTTAACAATTTGAAATCAGCTTACAGTCAAAGCCGATTGACTGACGGTTCATTAGTTACTGGGTATAACATGGTAAATGAAAACGCAATTCGGGGCAAGCTGGTAGAATTGTATAATATTTTATCTGGTGAAGGATACTTGTTGTACCGAGCAGGTGAAGACAATGTTAAATACTTTGTGGATAACTTAACAATTAGCCTAGACTTGTTAAACGGAAAGGCTACTAGCACGGCTAAAGTACCGCTTGTTGCTCAGCTGCGAAGACTTGATTTAGTATTACAAGCAGTGTTTAATATATAGGAGTAAGATATGGCAACATCATTAGTCGGCGGACAATTATTTATCAATGACCAATCAATAGCTATTCAAGG